TTGAAGGAGGCTGTGTCTATGGGACCCGTCTCTATTGCGATTGAGGCAGATACCAAGGCATTCCAACTTTACAAGAGCGGAGTTCTTACAGGTGATGCTTGTGGTACAAATTTGGACCACGGTGTTCTTATTGTAGGATATGGTGCGGATGCTGGAACTGAATATTGGTTGGTCAAGAACAGTTGGGGACCTTCTTGGGGAGACGGAGGATATATTAAGATTGGACGCAGTGATAGCACCAATGATCCTGGAGTATGTGGTATTGCTATGCAACCATCTTACCCTATAGTCTAAAAGAACATCATTTAAGCAAACGACTAACAACATATAAATCACTATAATAAACAAGAAATAATAAACAATCCATAGAAAAATAAAAAAGGGCATATATCCCATTTTTATTTTTTTAAATTTTATTTTCACCATACATCTACATCTATTATAGTAACTAATAGCTAGCTACACTATACAATTAACATTCCCCATCTTCCTTTTCGTAATCAATGATGTCGTCGATTGATACACTCTCGCGCGCATATGTCTCTTCGCGACGTTCCGGGCGCGGGGCGTTCAGTCTCTTACGAGGTTGGTTGCGTTGTCCGTTATATATTGCTCCATACGCAACTTGACGAGGAACCATACGCTTAGTATTGGGTTTGGTCTCTTGTTGGTGCTGCTGTTGTTGTGGTTGTTCGAGCATAAACTGAGGACATCCTAATTGTAACATTGGTCCGTAATGTGTCATCACCCATACGGGCATCATATGGGACATTACAAAATCCATCTGCTGAGACGTAAGCTGTTGCTGTTGCTGTTGCTGTTGCTGTTGCTCATTGAACTCATCTTCCGTATTCTGACTCGGGGACTGCTTCTGTTCAAATGGAAGTACGTGCCAGAACCATTGTCCGTCATACGCAATATTGGCCTTCTTATCAGGACCTTCAATATCACTACGAAATTTATCACCCGCATCAGTATTGTAAACCATCGCAAAGTGAACAAACGCCATATTGTAAGTCTCGCCATTCTTACCTGTCTTAGGAACCAAATCCACCCGTTCAACACTACCAATATTGAGGTTATGGAATACGTTACTAATACGCGACTCCTTAATGTTGGAGAACACGCGAGGAATGAAAACAGTATAGGAGAACATCTTTTAAACTTTTAGCTTTTGCTAGAACTTGTTAAAGTATGTCAAATGCTTATTTATAAAAATTAACTTCAATTTTTTTTTTTGACACGTAGTTTTTAATAAACTTTCTTGTGTGATTTTCTAACATGTTTTTTTCTGTAGGTCTTTTTATGATATTTTTTACGAGTATTTCTTCCGCCCTTTTTAGAACTAATGCTACTACTCGCTGTTTTAGCCTTATATTTGATTATTGGTTTGCTTAAATCTATATTAGGTACGAATGAACTAGTACCAGATGGATTTGTCTGACGCTTTACAGTGAATGAGAATCCAGATGGATTTTTTAAGTTAGTAGATGAATTCCTTCTATTACTCATTATAAAGTAATACAAGAAAAAAGATTATATACTTGTTTCAAAATCGGCGTTTTAAATCTTCAAATGTATATAAAAAATATAGTCAAAATGACGAAACGATACGATACTATCTGCGTTGAAAATCTAAATGTTTATCTCGGTAATTGTTTTGAAACTTTCATTGTGTTCCACGTAAATTTTATTTTTGATGCGATTACATGCTGTTTCAAACGGCATATTAATATCTACCAATTTCATATAATTGTCTAGATATTCTAGTTGAAAACACTCGTCATTCTCCAGTTTTTTTGCGTTTTCATTTTTGTATATGTCAAACGCAATCATTATTTTATTGTAAATAATAGTAAATATATTTTTAAAATCTACTGGTTTACATTCATTCCATTCGCCATCAAATACATATATAATATTCTTCTTTTGTTCAAAACATTTTATAGTACTTAGATTTTCCCCAAGAAGCAGATAATTATTTACTAATTCAAAGGCACCATTGATGAAACCCTTTTTAAAAATCACTTGTAAATCAGTTGATGTTATTTTCATATTTTCCATACATGTAGTCCATCTATATTTTGGCGGTTCTTGTTCGTTTAACCATGGTAGAACTTCCATTTTCCGGTTTTTAGTATAAATATGTCTTTTTAAACACTCCAGTTCTGTTTGTACGGTATTGTATTTTTCGGTAAGTGTATTGATCATTTCGTATAACTGCTTTGTGCTGGGTGTCTTGGGTTCTTCGGATGAACGCTGACAGACAAATATATGTTTTTCATAACAGCCAGCACGTTTAAATATTTTAAAGCAAGACGGACAGGTAGTTATATGTTTAGATGCCATTTATGGTTGTGCTATTTATTCTATACTTATATAAATATATCTTCTATTTCCGTAATATCGTGTTATTTTAATGGTAGGTACCCTATTTTAATTTGTATTGTTGCTTATCAATTTTATTATAAATATAGTATATAATTATGACTTATATTCAAGATTGTAGTTGTGCTACTGGAATAGTATATGGAATAACACAATGTAGAAGCTGTGGATGTACATATACATGCGATGCGAGTGGTTGTGGACCATCTGTATGTTCACCCGCAAATCTAACGAATATAACACAGAAAAGAATATGGCGCACTGTTCGTGTTCCCGCATCCGAGTATGTGATGAATTTATCTTCGCTCACTGCTTATCAACGACCTAGTGCCAATTATAATGGTGTAAATTGGAACCAAATGAGTGATCGTGCTTTGCCGGCCAATTCACAAGTATCCAATATAACCGTTGTTCCGTCACGTGGAAATTCAACCCGTAGTTCGTTAACACGTGATAGACCTGGTTCTCAAGCACCTGGAGGAAAAGGCGTTGATATAAAACATGGAAGTTATGCTAGATATTTAGCTAGATTAAAGGGTAAAGGGCCTCTAAGAACACAAAATGCGACTGGTTTAACGGCAGTTCAAGGAAACAAAACTAAGTCATATGGTATCGTAAAATCAGCATCTTGTTTGTGCTTTACATAATTTGTTTATTTATGAATAACATATAACAGAATACATATTACAGAATACATATTACAGAATACATATTACAGAATACATATTACAGAATATTACACAAATGATTATATTTATGTAATATATTAAGTCATGCCACAGAAAATCAACATGATGTTGACTTTAAGTCAGACGAAACCAAACGCGAGGGCATTTGCCACTCATAGAACTATAAATAGTGCTGCTCCTACGCAACAGCCTACGCAACAGCCTACACAACAACAACTACCAACGAATTCGATACACCACGTAGCACCTAGAATAAATACAGCTACTGCTAGAAGAGGTAATATGAACAGCATTTTTGCCTCCAGGGGTAGACCTTGTGGTTGAGGCGGGGCTAGAAGATAACCGCCTATATATACTATTTGTTATTAATAAAACAATATTACGGAAGAAACGATCTTTCGAACGGAATGACATTTTTAATGTATAAACAAATAAAAGTCTAATATATTAAAAATTGAAAAGGGTTTTATGATAAGAATTTATGAATAAATAATATTATAATACATCATATAAAAATAAACATTATTTCTATATGTCATCTCAAACAGATTATACTTTTAAACTGATACTAGCTGGAGATACGCAAGTAGGAAAGACGTCCTTCTTTCAAACTCTCCAAGATATTAGACAATCACGTATAGATACAACCACTACTATAGGTGTAGATTTAACTGTACTACATTACAATATAAACAATAAGCAGGTTAAAGTACAATTATGGGATACCGCCGGACAAGAACGGTTTCAGTCCATTGCTAGAACCTATTTTCGTAATATATGTGGTATAATATTGATGTTTGATGTTTCAAAACCAGAAACATTTTATAATTTGAAAAAATGGATAGATATAATAGAGTATGAAAATAAATGCGAACATAATCATCCCATTATGTTACTAGGTAACAAGAGCGAACTGATAAACAAAATAAATAAAGCCGAATTGGACGAATTTATAGACAGTCATAACATAAATTACAAAGAAATATCGTGTAAGCAAGGTAATATTCATTTAGAAGAACTATTTGTCTCTTTTGTTAGTCTTATATTAGAAGAGGGTAGTCCAGATACTTGTAACGGAGTACAATGTGACAATACCCGATTGATATTAAATGACAGACAAACTATAGCAAGTAAATATTGTTGTACCATCGTCTAACATTGTCTAACATAATTTAGTTAATATTTTAATTTAAAAAACATTATAAATTTATATATATGGATACTTTTGTTTTAAATATCAATGATTATAGTGATAAAGAATTGGAGGATATATTGTCATTATCATATCCCTATCAACCAGAAGACATAATTACGCAAAAAAAAGAGTTGTATGTGAAAATGATAGACGACGAGTCGGTCAATAATGAAATGAAGGCAAAAATTACCCATTTTTTAGATAGTGCCGCCTTTCGATTATCCAAGATAATATCAAATGGCATCGAATTAAGTAAAACAAATGACACCACATTTAGTAGTTTAAAAAATACGGTTAGTGAAGTAAATGATCACTTCATAATTAAAAGGGAGCAAGATATAAAAGAGGCCTATTCTTCCAAACCTACTGATGGTCTACATCTAGGTAGTATTGGTGGTGCTCCTCCTGGTATAATAAATCCCCTCAATTATCGAACAATAAAACGTGCTGTAAATATTGATTCTAGATTTAGACCGAATTATTATCAAACCTCTTCTGCTGACCAACAAATTACACTACCCTATAAATTTGAAAAAGTAATTAATATGCGTTTAGCATCTATTGAACTACCGCTTACCTATTATGCTATCAGCCAATCACTTGGAAACAATGCTTTTGTAGTAAACTGGGATAATTCCGGAGGTGTTTTTCAAAATAGCGTCTTGGTAAAAATTCCGGATGGTAATTATGAAACATACAATACAAATATTCCAAATGGTTCAGGCGGTTCTGAAATAGAATCTATTTTAAATGCGGCACTTCTATCGTCTGTTGCGATTACACCGTCCGGTGTACCATATAATGGTGTAACTATCCAATCGGACCTATCATTTAATTTACATTATACAGTTGATTCTACAAGTGGTAGGAGTGTATTTGCTCTAGACGTGTCTGGTATAGACCCGGTAGAGCTAGCAACTTTAGTTTCTTCAGGTAAATTAAATTACCAACTAACATTTGCGGTAGATAGTGATGGGAATGCTTCTATGAATCATCCGTTACCTTTTTTTTTGGGTTGGGAATTAGGATATAGAATGAATATATATGAAAGTGGTCCAGGGTCAGTTGTTGGAAGTAATATAATATTACCGGCCGCAATTGTATCGGAAGGTCTTTTTTATATAACGGGTCCTCAGTATATATTTGTAGCCATAGATGATTATAATAATAA